TAAACCAAGCTACAAAACCTTCACCCTGTACAACATGATAGTCTTTTTCACATCCTTTAAAATTAAATGTTCCTTCTAAAAACTCTATATTTCTAGATACATTTATAATAAATAAATTTCTTTTTTTAAATTGCAGCAACTTATTACCAACACTAGATAACTTTATAATACTATCTCCGTCTTCTATTGCTGCATCTATAAAACTTTCTTCTTCAAAAAAATCAAACTGATTTGGTAATGACTTTAAAACTCTATCAGACTTTGTAACTATTTCACCATCAGCATTTTCATATTGAACATTACCAACATATAATCTTCTATTTATAATAGTACTAGTTTTAAAACCTGTATTTACTGGACCTATTACAGAACCACTTTCTATTAAGCTTGGCTCTACTGTTTTTAACTCTGTTATTTCAAAAGGTTGTGCATATGAACTATTACTGTACAAATTACCTGGATATTCAAATTGCTCTTCACTATTAATCGTTACAGTATTTAAAAAAGAATAAGAATCAGAACCTGCATAACGAACACCTTCTTCAAAATCTACTTCAGCAAATAAATATTTAGGACCTAATGTACCTGTATTAATCTCTCCATCAGCTCCAGATGCTATATCAATATCAGTTACGTGAGCCCAATATAATTTAAACCCTGAATAGTTTTTTTCTCTACCACCCATTCTACCTAATAATCCAAAATATAAATTTTGTTTTTTATTAGATGTTGCATTCTGATGTATATGTCCTATATGTATTGATTCTGATTCTTGTTTATTACCATTAAAATCTTTATAAACTTTAGAAGCAAATAATACATATCTTGTTCCTGTAATAACATCTATATTAGAACCTGTATCTGCATTATCATCTCCTGAAAAACCAATAAATACACCCATACCACCTTCATTATTATTAGTATAAGGATTACCACTACCAGAATTATCCCAATCATCTAAAAGTTGTTCAGCAGCATCTGCAGTTAAACCAAATCGTTCTGGATTTGTACTGTCACTATTTGCTGGAAACATAAATACTTCTGAACCATTTCCTGGAGTATGAAATCCATTAATAAAACCATCAGCTAATGAATTATACATTTCATCTGGTTTATACTTATCAACATTAGACCTACCTCTTATTGGTGCTATATATAAATCATTTGTAGAAAAACTACCAGTATCTTCATGGTCTATAGCAGTGTTACTTCCACCTAATCTTCTAACAAATTTATGATAACTAAATATTTTAGGTTTATTTGTGCCAACAGAATTTGCAAAATGCGGAACAACCCTTACAGCTCCATCAATATTATACATTTCTACTTTAGTAGCAGTATCTCCATACTGAATTTCGCTAGCTTCTAATACCTGACCATTGCTAGCATAATCATAAATACGTATTCTTTTTGGAGATGCAGTAATATCGTTTATTAAAGCATATTCTTTTTCTGTAAGTGTATTAGGACTACTAAATTGTCTATCAGAATTTAAATGCAATAATCCATTACCATAGTTTAAAGTATCTATAGCATTTAAAGCACTGGCAGTTACGTTTAATTCGTTTCCAATAACTTGTAACTTACCTGGTACTTCATTACTAAGATTTAATAATACTTGAAATTCATTATCAGCTAAATCCCTAGGTGTAGTATTGTTATTCAGTCCACCACTAAAATTACTTACGTTTATTGCTTTTTTTGGCATTTTTCTTTTTCTTCTTTTTTTTCTTTAAGTTATATAATCTCCTAGAATTATTAATACTAGTACCTGGCATTTTACTTGGTACCATCTATCAACTCTCCCCACACTGTTGTTTTGCCATCAATTATTTCAACGACTTCAACTTTAAATTCTCCATTATCAAACCAATCTATAATAGCAAAAGCATGACCCCAGTTATGTAATCTACCTTTTAACCATCTGTTATTTTCATGGTCCATTTTTTTAAGACAACCCATTGACCAAGCACCAATGTTGCCATTAAGCTTAGTCAATGTATGTCTTTGTATATCATGAGTATGTCCATATATTACATTCTCACCATATGTTTCCAGGTGTTTTTTTGCATGATATGTAGTTGCAAAAGCACCATGGAAGAACGCTAACTTACCTATCTCTATAGGGAGGTTGTGTTCTTTGTATTTGTATCCTCTTTCTTTAATTCTACATTTTTTTTCAAAAGTATAATCGTTGAGATAAGGATACTTATTAGCAAAATTATCCAACCAGAGGTCGTGGTTACCTTGGAGTAAATGCTTTTCTTTACATCCCACTTTTTTAAGTACTTCATCCCACTCATCTAATCCTTCATTTACTAATCTTATATCTTCTTCTACTAATGGAAGTTGAAACTCTAAAGGTGGTAACTTCTTGTCTTTATATCGCCAAGCTGATACAGACTCCCATTCTCCAACATCCCCAAGGTTTATAAACACCTTTGGTTTTATTTTTAGTATTGCTTTCTTAACACATTCTACTGCAGCTCTATCTTCTAATGGATAATGCTGGTCTGGTATTACAATACCACGTTTTTTAAGTTTCAATGAAACCTCCTATTTTTTATTTAAAGCTTTTTTAACTTCAGCCCATAGTTTGTCATCAAGTTTATTTGAAGACTTTGCTACAAGCCAATCACCTAAATGCATGATTACAGCTTTAATTAGTTTTTCTGTTCCTAAACTAGTTAGTACTTTTCCTAATACTGGTCCCATTATTTTACCTCACAGTCTTTTTCACAAGCTTCTAGGCCTTTCATATATCCTTGATGCTCGATTATCATTTGTTTAACTTCTGCTAATCTTTCATTAGCACTTTGTAACTCCTGTACAAGAGTGTTATGTTGCTCAACTAAACTTTCCATTTTAGTCTCAGCTTCTTGTCTTAGGTCTACTTTTTTTTCTTTTGCCATTACTGGTCTCCTGTTTTATTATCTATAAGCTTTTGTTTTTCTAGCTACTTTTTTTGGTTGCTTAGAATGTTGCTTTCCCTTTTTAGTATCTTGTCTTTTTTTACGTGTAGTTGCTGCATACTCACTATCACTCAATGCTTTTATTGCAGCATCTGGTAAATAACGTTCACCAGTTTCTGATGACTTTTTACCTGACTTTGTTCTCCACTTTTGTTTAGTCCAATTTTTTAAACTTTGTTGAGATTTTTTCAAAGCCATTATCTATATCCCCCGCCTGCTGCTTTGTATTGTTTTGCTAACATTTGTGCTTTACGTGCAGACCATTGTCCAGGTTTACCACCCTTACTACCAGCTTTTATTTTATTAAATAAACGTTTACGCATAGTAGGTTTAGTATAATTACCTGCTTGATTTACTCTAGATTTTGCTTTTTTTCTCATAGCCATTATTTTTTACCATGTACTTTCATAATAGGTAAATTCATTGTTAATGATGCTCCTTTATGTGGTTTATAACCACCTTTAGGGTTTTTCATCAAAGACATTTTATTACCTTTTTTCATAAAGTGATATCCTTTTGGTGCTTTTACTTTCATTTTTTCTTACCTTTTTTCTTTTTCTTTTTACCTTTGTGATATGGCATATTATTCTCCTATTTTTCGTTGTTTATTTCTTTTTTGTTCTACTCCTTTAGCTGCCTTAGACATTCGTTTATCTTTACTTGCAACAATAGCTTTTTTTAATCTTAGTGGAAGCTTACGTTGTTTAGGTGTTAACATTTTATCTATAGCACCATCATTCATATTATCAGTGCTATTCATGCCTGTACCTTTTTCTTTTTGTGCATAATTATCAGTGCTATTCTTTTGTTTTTTCATTAATAATCCTTTACTAGTTTACCATCTTTAGTTTTTCTACCCATTTTTGATTGATATAAATCCATAAATTTTTCACCAGGTGATTTTTTTGGTTTCATTTTTTTATCAATAGGTCCATCATTCATATTGTCTGTACTATTCTGTCCTGTACCTCTTTGTGTTTGTGCATAATTATCAGTACTATTTTTTTGTTTTTTCATTCCATGTTTCATAGTTATCTCCTACCATTTAACTTTATTTGCCCAATATGCTGCAGACATTTTGCCTCTAGCTATATTCTTTCTGTGTCTTGCTTTAAAACTTTTACGTTTCATTTTAATTCTTCTAGATTCTCCAGGTTTTGGTTTGCCTGCTGTTTTAGCACCCTGTTGTCCAAATCGTATAGTTTTTATTTGTGTACCTTCTTTTGCTACAACTATATGTGACTTAGTAGGATGTCCAGGTGTTCTTTTAGGTTTATTATAACCAGATACTCCTGCTCTTGCTAATCTTGAATCTTTTTTTCTAGCCATTACTTTCTCTTTTTCTTTACAATGGTTTTTACTTTACCATTTTTAGTTCTAGCATATTTATGTGTAGCAGTTTCACGTATTAGTGTGCCTGAATGACGTTTACCTCTCCACATCCATGTTACAGTTTTTGCCATTATCCTTGCCCTCTATATTTTTTTTTATAATACTTTTTACTTGTTTTAGTTCCGTATTTAGTTCTATGACTTTGACCTTGACGAGTTTTCTTCTTTCCATTAGTATGTCTTACTTGTTTTGGTCCGAATACTCTACGCATGATATCAAATATACAATTTACCTAATTTCTTTCCTAATACTTTCTAAAATACTTTTTTCATCTAATTTCATAGATACGCCTGCTTCAAATCTTTTTACTTCCGTACCATTCTTAAATATAATAATAGTAGGAACTACTTTTACTTTCCATTCTTTTTGAATGACAGCACCTATTTGTCTATTTGCTAAATCAACTTCAGCAATATAGCAATCTTCTAATTTTTCAATAGCTAATCTATTTTTATAATTCCAACTAGCATTTACTTGAACTACTGCACACTCTTCAAGTTTTACTAATTGTATTTTTTCAAAGCTATTTAAATTAACTGATTGTGAGTATAAAGGCGATTGAGATAGTAATAATCCCAATAACCATGCTATACCATAATAATAATTCATCTCTATACCTCATTATTTGTTATTCATGTCTATAAGTGTTTGCGTAATAGCTTTAGTATCTTCTTTAATGTCATCTACTTTTTCTTCAAGTTTTTCAACTTTACTTTCAGTGTTAACAATACTATCACGAATCATTTGGTCTTTCAAATCATATTCCATGCGTGACACTTCTGGTTCAGGTAATAATTTTGCTTCTTCAATATCACCTTGAAGTGTAAACCACATACCAACAATCATACCAATAGATACAACTACACTTATTGCTGTTTCTATACTAAGACTAAATTTAGTATCTTTACTTACTTCCATTGTTATCTCCTATAGTAAACCTAATAAAACTGCCACTACAACTCCAATAGCAGTTATACGTGCAATGTTTTGTTCATTTTTACGTACTCTACCATTTTGCTCTTTTAATAATTGTTTTATTTCTTTTATATCATGATAAATATCAATTACTTGAGCTTCTATAACAGCAACTCTTTCAGCCATTTGTTCTCTGTATTCACTAACTTTCATTTATTTCACTATGCACTAATACGCCACCTGCGTAAAAGTTATTGTTTTTCGTTAATATGGTATATGTAGTATCCTTATCTGCCATATACTCAAATCTATGTATTACTTTTGTGCCATCAATCATCTGTATAGTATTGCCTACTTCTAATTGATTTGCATCTAAATCATATAAATCTTTTGTTCTTTGTGGCCTATAACTAGCCATAGAACCATCTGCTAAATATATAGGGTGGTCTCTAGTAACTATTATATTTTTTAATTCATCATTATCATCATACATAACTTTAATTAAATTGTTATGTGCTACAAACAATGTATCTAATATTGGTACTTCTTCTATACTTTTTGTTTCAAAGTTATAAGAATATATAATATCACCATCATCTAAATCATATATACTTTTCATACCATCAGGAGTATTTACTAATATACTACCATGTATACAAAATCCACCAAATGCTTGGAATGTTATATTACCAGTTATAGCTGCAGTATTAGCACCATTATTTACCAAAGTAAAACTAAATGAACCAGTACCATCTTTATTAGAAGGTGTATGTTGCCAACCTGGTCTTAACTTTAATGTACCAGAATTAAAGCTACTTAATGAACTTTCTAATTGACTAATAGTAGATGCTCCACTTGTACTAGTACTTGGTGTACTTCCATCTGTAGTAAATTGAAATTTCAAATTACCAAATGGTCCACCACTAGTAGTAAAGTTATTTACATCAACACCACCACTACCACCAGATAATGTTATTGTTGCAAAACTATTTGCCATATCAGTTTGTCCAGCTTCCCCAGTACAATGCAATCCAGTATTACCACTAATAGACCAAGATACTCCAGCATCGTGGTCATAACTATAAAACTCAGACATTGAATGAGGTGCATTACCATCAGGTCTATCAGCACTTGCATTAGCTGTATTAATAGTATGTCCATACAATGCACCACTTCCAGTAGATAGATGTTCTAATTCAGAATTAACTCTAGTACTAGCATAATCTAACTCAGTAAGTATCTGACTTATCTTTATTTCACCTGATGATTGTAAAGCCATGTATTACTCAGCGTCTTTAATTGCTTTATATTCTACTAATTCAGCTTCTACTTCTGCTAATGATGCTTCTAAACTTGCTTTTTGAGCTTCTGCGTCTGCTATAGCTATATCAACATCTTTAGTTTCTTCATAATCCATAACAGTAACATCATTACCATTTGCATTTTTCATTACTCTAGTATGTTTAATTAATACTAACTTTGGTGATTCAGATACTTCACCTGCTTTTGCACTTATTACTTTAGCCATTTAACTTCTCCTTAAGTTCGTTAATTTGTTCTTGTTGTTCTTGTACTGCTTTAATTAATACAGAAGTAAGTTTAGCATAGTCTACAGTTTTATGTTTTTCTTCACTATTTAATGTATCTACTTCACTTACTACTTCTGGTATAATCTTTTCTATCTCTTGTGCTATAAAACCAATATCATGTTTACCATTTCTTTTTTCTTTCCAATCAAATGATACTGGTCTAATATTTAATACGTCTTTT